CTAGTTTAAGCTGTACAGAATTGTTGCAAATTACCTTGTTTATATTCATTAATAATCCTATCTATTTTAGATTGTTGTTTCTTTTTTAATTCTATGTGTCGGCCACATTCTTCTCGCATCATGTCACCCATAACAAAGATTTTATCTTTTTTTGTTAGTAAAAACTCATCGTTAAAACTATACACCTTTTTCATCTTACTTTCACATAACATCAATTGTCCTGTACCATAATTGAAATTGGTATAATCCAAATAGTCATAAACATCAAAGAACTGATATACAGGCCCATCTGCATCAACACTTAAAATATAATATGAATCAATTGTATCATCATGTAGATAATTAAAAAGTCGTTTCATAGAACATATATTAGGTTGTCCATTCTTTTTATAACCAAATTTTATGTTTATGTAATTACCTTTATATTTAAGGTCATCACTAGACCGTGTTTCTGTTGGTTCTGTAAAATCATCATCTATGTCAAGTAGTTTTTCTACAAGTACATCTTCATAACGATCACCAAACGAGTGTCCCACCTCTTTAACATTTGGATCAAAACTTATTTCTTTAAGAATATCAGGGGTTAGTTTCTTAACCAATTCCATGATATAAATTTTATCTTCACTAGTAATCATAATGTAATTTCCTTATCAATGATTCTCTCAATTATTACTAACAATACCACACGGAATAGAATATGTCAAGCATTATTTTGTTGCAATTTTGTCACACTTATTATCGTATGATATCAATGTCATCAGCGTTCATATTCCAAGTCTCTAGTTGCGTTCTGAGTCTTCCATCGTTCTTGAGAGTTTCAAAGCGATTAGAGGCTTTACTTCTCCACCAATCTACTACACCATCAAAAGAATAGCGATCATAGTTATCTTTCTTTGTAAGTGTATCTGTTTCCATGTTCATGTATTCTTTTACATTACTATACCCATAGTCACTCATATAGGCTCTTTTCTGTTCTGTGAGGCCCTTTGCATCAATATAGGTCTGTACAAACTTATTATATGCAGTATCGTCTACACCCTTGAGAGAAGCTTTGATAATAGAGATCATTTTAGTTTGTGTCTTTAGTTTACGTGAACTGGCCATTGGGTCTATAAGGGGTTCTCCATTGCGTTCCTTGAACCAATCGTTTAATCTATGAAAGTTGTCATCATTGATCAATGGTGCAAAGTCTGATACAGTTTCACCCTTATGGCGTAGAAATGGTTTCATACCGTCATACTGTGAAGATGACTTAGTACTACCATAGAGAGATGTAGTCTCAAACATACAGAATGGGCCACCATATTTCTTATTCAGTGTATTCTTAGTCAGATGAGAGCAACAGATACCAGCCAGTAGTTTACCACCAAGATAGTTAAATCCGAATGGTTGTGTTGGTACGATAATAAACCCCATAATAGTGGAATCATTGAATCGTTTCATTACATCCTTACTCAAAGTATCCAGTGGTTTACCCAGAAAGGTGTTTCTTGGTTTAGAGTTGATGGTAGGAGAACCAAGGCGAATAAAGCCTGCAATCTGGCCACTGTTCTTCTCATATACTACCCACTTGATAGATTTGCCTGGCACTGATACTTCTACTGCATGAGATGTAACAATCTCCAGATAGTTCACAAATATTTCGTTTGATACTTCTCGACACTCAAACTCCATGTCTTTTGGATGCATACTGAAATCACTGAACATATCGTCTTGAGGGCCCATGCCAGGCAACGATGTTGGATAGTTTGACATTCTTTCAAGTTTGACCTTACGTAGATAGTCATCAATACGACCAAAGCTTGCAAAATAGTCCACGAACACATTAGCCGCATATAACGCATCTTCTCTATTCAATATCATCCAAAAAAATCCTCCAGTGATCCTTGTGTACCATAACTGTTATCTATTAACCAGCTCATCTTCTCAGTAATAAATTTAAGAGGTTCTACGAAGGATTTTGTAAATTGCGTATCATAATCTATTCTGTCCATAATATCAAGTTCCTTTGGAAAAGAAGTTATAAAAGAAAATGCAGATGACTGATATATGTTGGGTTGTTTCATGTTCACGAACCGAACCTTGTCTCCCTCTTGAATATAGGGATACTTACCAGACAGTTTTTTCTTTTTGACCAAGTGATTGTATAGTATCGCACCTTTAACGTGCATAGGAGCACCAGATGCAAACAGGCTTGACTCTCCTGTAAATTTCTCTACACCATTACAACTACGTGGAAATGCGATATCTTCTGGTGACAACTTCATAAACTCTTTCCTAAACTCCTGTATAAAGGTATTTAGCATTTTCTCATCACCGTCCATAATAATCTTGAGTGCTTCCTTAATCTTCTCTCGACATGGTGCAGGCGTACTTGATTTGACCGCTTCGATACCCATAATTTTCAACTTTGGTTCTTTGTACCTTACACCTTCACTATCCCAGACATTGAGAATATATCTCTTCTTTGCAGTCCATACACCCTTGTCTGCAATGACCTCTCTAGCCATAATCATTTTTTGTTCGTAGGCTCCAACAATGTCAGCAAGCGATTGATAAGACTTATTGATAAATGGTTCCAACTTAGTAGTTGCCACTTTGTCCAAGAACTCGACCACTTTCCTAGTTTCTGGTGACTCACCAAACACCTTGCTAACAAGCTTGTCAAAAGTGATGTAAACTGAATCCGTATCCGAAGCAATAACATAGTCCTCTCCATCCGTTTCCAGAAGCTTATTGAGATATATGTTAAGACTTTTTTCAATCCACCGTATAGATAGCTGACCGCTAGATGTAATTGCAGTAGCAACCAGCAGATCGAAATACCTAAACCAATTATTCCCAATAGCACCATACGCACTATTAAGGGATATCTTTTTGGCCATCTGGATGTTATTGTATCTCGCAATGTCCTTGAGTAGTTTTTTATCCTTTGTATTCTCATACTCTTGTTGAGCTTGCAACATAAGTTTTTTATACTTGACACGATCATTATACATATTCTCCATCAACTCAGGAAGGAATCCACGTTTGTCCTTGCGAAAGAACGCACCATTAGGTGTCATACAATGTTTCGTCTTGTTAGTAATCTTACCTTCCAGAATCTTATTCACCAAGCCGTCCTGTTTTTTACTAGGAAGTAATGTCTCTGGTGATATATTATATTGCATGATCAGATGTGGATACAGCGAGTTCAAGTCAAATGACATAACCCACTTGTGCATACCAACTATAGGGTCTTTTACGTATGCACCTTCAAACTGGTCTACCTTCTCTTTATTTACCTTTTGAGGAATGACTATATTTTTATCTCTTAGATAGTTGTATATAAGAACATCCCAATACCGAACTGAACCAAGAACATCAGTATAGTTGACCTTTGCATCATAAGCCATCGTAAGTGCAAGTTCTATCAGTTTCATCTTGTCTTCTAGTTTATCAACAATCTCAACGTCCTGTATATTGTATTCGATAAACGATTGGAAATCTTTCTGATACCACTCACTAAATGTATCATATGGATTACCGTCTTTACTCTCGCCAAGTTCTACCTTTGCAATGTGGTCTAGTCGATAGGACTCTTGTGCAGTATAGGTAAACTTACGATATAGATCAAAATAGTCCAGTGCAGACACACCCTGTATATTATACGCTTGGTGGTTACGTCCCATTTTATATACTTCTCTAGATTGCACACTTCTCCAAGGAGATAGACGTTTCAGTTCATCCTCACCAAATAGTTGAATGATACGATTACAGATATAGGGGATATCAAAAAACTCTGTATTCCAGCCAGTGATAATGTCTGGTTGATGCTTCTCCCAAAATACTAGAAACTCCTTCAGTAAATGTACTTCACTCTCACATTCGATATATGTAACGTCATCACGATTCGTAGTGAACTTACCAACACCCCACACCACAATCTTTTTGTTCTGATGATTCTTGATTGTGATGGATAACATCTCCTCTGCAGCTTCTGTGGGAGAAGGAAATCCGTTGTCACTACGGCACTCGATATCAATTGTGACCATCAAGATTTTATCTAAATCCCAATCAATAGTTCCTTTATAAGTATCTGAAATATAGTTGTATGAGTACTGTGTGTTACCATAGACAAGCTCTGGTTGATTTTTATGACTTTCTACCCACTCCTTTGCTTCCTTGATAGAATCAAATTCAGTAGGTAATACAGGAACACCCTCCAAAGTATTATATCCTGTATGTTTATTTACAGGAGAATACAGAGTTGGGCGATATTTGATTTTGAAGTTCTGTCTTTCACCATTGATGATAGCACGACAAAATAATTGATTACCCCATTGGAGCACGTTTGTATAAAAGTTCATAATAGAACTATATCATTAGAGAGATTAATTGTCAATGACCTTTAGTGGAATTTTACGTACTCATAG